GTTGAGGTCGGGCGTCTCAGTGAGCATGACACCAGCGTTGCGGGCGACGCCGGCCATCAGCGAACGAACCTCGGTCGGGTCCGGGATGTTGAGCACGCGGCGGGCGTAGAAGTCCGAGGCGATCGCACCCGGCAGCCAGCTGGGGATCCACTGATGGATGTTGACGCCGATGTAGCGCTGATCCTGGCGGATCGAATCGGCGACTACTTGCAGACTCTGTGCCCAGTTGGTGAAGACCGAGCCGGTTGCTGTCGAAACCAGCGTGTCGCCGACGGTAGCGAGCATCCGTGCCAGCAGACGGGCCTCGGCGATGCGGGCCTGGAGGGCCATCGTCGCCTGCAGGATTCCCGTCCACTGCTCGGTTGCGAACCGACGCTGGAACTCCCCGATTGTCAGGCACCGGTAGACGGCATCGACGATCGTCGTCTCCGCCGTCGGGCAGTCGATGACGGCGCAGTCCTTCCAGGTCGTGTCGTCATCAGGATCGACGCTCTCGTCCTCGGCGCAGGTCCACAGCGCTGCGCCCGCGTCGGGCAGACAGATCGCCGGGAAGTAGGTGACGGCGCCGGACTCGGTAACACCGACGGTCGGCAGCGAGTCGCGCACCGGGCGAGCCGACGAGGACAGCACGTTCTGCTCACGGATCGGGGTCGGGAGCGAGCAACAACCGCCGGAAGCGGCAACAGCAATCGCCTCGGGGGCGATCCACCGGTCGAGCAGCGCCGTGTTGCCATTCGTGTTTCCAGGGAGCACCTGATCATCGGCGAACACGTTGTCAACGCGAACAAGCGTTGCCTTGCCCGTCGATGGGGAACGAACCGCACGCTCAAAAGCCTGCGCCGTCTCACGGATCGTCGGTACCCGATCGACCTGTGCGCCCGACACGAAAATCTGGGCACCCGACGTTCCGTTCATTTCCAGCGGAGCGGGAACGACCGGCCGCTGACGGACACGGCTGACGGCATCCCGCAACGGGAGCGTGCGAGCGGGAGTTGCCGCAGCGGCGACGGGCACCCTCTCCGGCTCCAGCACCTCGTCCGGCGTGATGACCTCGGGAGCCTCTTCCGGCTCTTCCGGAGCATCCTCGGACTCGTCCTCGGGGTCGTCCGGCGCATCGCTGGCGTCCGGATCAGGAACGTCAGCCAAAATGGCTGCGATGTCCGCCGCCTGCGCTGCCTGCGATGCGAGAGCGGACGAATGCGCTGTGTTGATCTTGATGAGTCCCTCTCGGAGAGACGTCAAGATGGCGAGATCAACCGAATCGCCTCGCGCTTCGTTCCGAATCTCGCGAGCCATGTCGGTCTGAGCCGTTTCCAACTCCGACGCCGAAGGCGGGTTGTCGCTGCCGATCCGCTCGATGATGGCAAGGATCTCGTCGAGGTTCACTTGGGTCTCTCCTCAGTCGCTGTGATATTGCGTCGATCGGGTGTCCCGCTATGCGGTGACGGCCCTCCGACTGCGCTATGCGACTGCGCGGCGGACCTCTGTGGTTGCGGACTATATCCCTGTCCGTCAGCCGATGTAAAGCATCAGGTCATTTCAAGCCGACGTTGGCGAGCTTGCCGCCAGGATTCGACGAGGCGTTGAGCGGCTTCCACAGGTTGAAGTACGAGACGACGGAGATGATCGTGCCGAGAACTGCGGTGTAGAGAGCGGTCGTCGAGAACGCCGACGTTCCATCGACGAGGAGTCCCGTCGTGATCAAAGCCGACGCTGCGTTGAGCACGATCGTGATCACGCCTTTCACCCAACTCGCCGTTTTGGCAGTCGTGATGATGCCGTTGATCAGTGGAATCAGCAGCGACACGATCAGCGTCACGATCGGAGCAGCAATCACGATCGTCGATGCCATGTCGGTATCGGTCGTGACCGGCGGGGCCGGCGAAGCCAGAGCAACAGCACCCATGACGCAGAACGCCGTGAGTGCCACCATCGCTCCAACGGTGATCTTCTTGACCTGATTCATCAATGACTCCCTCTTCGGATTGACATCCCTATCCGGCAACGCACACGAGAATCGTCACGATGTCAAGCAGGACGCCAACTTCGATCGTGTCTACAACATAGCCCACAGGACACATTGGACCGGGAGAACCCTCCGGACCTTGGGGTCCAGGTTCGCCTTGTGATCCCTGCGGACCTGGCGGTCCGATAACTCCCGGCTCCCCCTGCGGACCAACCGGACCCGGAGGCCCTGGTTCGCCAACAACGCCCGGCTCACCAGGAGGTCCAGGCTCACCGTCTCGACCGGGAGGCCCAACCGGTCCGGGCGGGCCAGGTTTTCCGACGAGGATCGGATCTTCGCCGGCACCTTCCAGAGTCTCCTCCGGAGTTGGGATGCTCGCCTCGGGATTCTCTCGTCTGACCTCTTCGAGTTCGGCAGCAAGGATTCCGACTGCTGCTTCGAGATCCTGCCGTTTGTCTTCCGCACGGATGTCAGTAACGACTCCGGCTCCTATCAGTGCAAAATTTGCGGCCAAACCACAGACAACGATCGTCGTAATACGTCGATCACGAGACTCCATCTTGCGCCAGGCGCGCCACAACATCAGTGTCCACTTTGTTGATGAGCGCGCAATGCTGCGTTCTCGGTCTCCAGTCGAGTTATCCGATTCCGCTGGAACTCCGCCTGTCGATCGTAATCAGCAATCGCTGCAGCAATCTCTCTGCGGCACTGCGCTCGCATCTCCTCGCGTTCCTTCGCCCACTCCGTTGCCGAGTTCCGAGCGTCCCGCCTGAGTGCTATTCGATCAGCCACGAGCGTCCCCACGAGATACATCAGGATCAATCCCGCGCCGATGTAGGGGGTTTGTTGCGGCAGAGCCGATGGGTCCATCAATCACGCGTACACGTATCGGCCATCGCGACATCCTCCCTCTGGAACTAGTCGCCGCATTCGGACAGCCCTCGTCAGATCTCCTGCGCTCGTAGATGAGCCGCATACATCTCGCCCAACGCCATCTCGATTCGCGCTAGTCGATCACCTATGTCCGAGGTCTCGGTGAGTTCGGCGTACATCGATCCTGTTCCGCACCCGTCTTCGATGCCTACAGCAGCCGAGGCGGCGAGTCCGCCGACAAACTCCTGGTACGTGAGATACCCCTTTGGAAACCCACCGACGTCAACGGCCGGCAGGCCAACGAGCGTCGCTCGGTTCCGCGTGCCGTTGAGCGGATACTCCCAGTGCCCCGAAACATCGGCAGCGCATAGTTGGTACGCCTGCTCCTTGGTGATGCCGGGACGAGCCATGCCGGAGAACCAGATGCCATACTGGTCACGACCAACACGCACGTCAGCCGCTCCCCAACCCCCGTCATAGAACGCCGTGGCTGCAAGGACGCCGATGCCTGTCTGACAATGCCCATGCTGTCCACGGTCAACAACTGTCACGACACCCGTACGAAGACCGCCAGCGAATGGCGCACGCCCACGCATGAAGCCTTCGAGGTCGCCATCCGGAGGTGTAACACACTTGTCGGGACGACCACGCAGACAGATGCCCATTGGTGTGATGTGTCCGAAATAGTGTCCATCATCCGTGAGCGTCGGTGGGCAACTCCAGAGTCCACGATCTGGGTCGTAACGGAGCCGACTGTCGGTGTTGACATCACCGAACTTGGGGTTCTCCGCCATCCACGCGTACTGACTCCAGTCGCCAGCGAGCGCCGATGCGGCAATCGCGCCTGTCGTTCTGAGTTCCCCGGACGCTGCGATGCCGAATCGCTCTCCGGCCCTTGTGACCATCGCCGCCGTGTCAACGATCGCCAGGTGACGCACCCGCGCTGAAGTCGTCACGTAGAGGACATCATCCGCTGCAAACCGAGCGACGACGATCCGCTCCTCGGAATCGTCGAGTTCGGTTTCCGGCGGGTCGACCGAAGCAGACTCAACTGCCTCCATCTCGATCAGTTCACGCTTAACACGGACCTCGCAAACCTCGCTGTCGTAGCGAAGACTCACGCCGACTGCACCCTGGGAGAGAATCTCGAGCGCACGATTAACGAGATCTTGGAACTCCGGAACATCGCTGTCCTCGACGTAACCGTCCCCCCAGATGACGCCGTTTGGTCGACGGGTGATGCTCTCGATAGCTCCGAGCACGGCGCCCGAGTGGTCGCCATCTTCGCTGTCCCAGACGATCGCAATTGGAAGTACATCGTTCCAGTAGAAGCAGCCATCCTCGTAGAGACGCCCATCACCAGTCGCCTCACCCTCAACGGCGAGTGGGCCGCTTACCGCTGTGCGGGTCAAGGTCTCAGTCGCCATCATTCGCCTCCTGGCTCAGACACGGACTCTAGTGTGCTCACCACGAGCGGGGAGAGAACAGGATCAGCGAAGTACATTCCCGTTCTCGCCAGAGGCCAGGCGCAGACACCGTTCAAGCACCACGCAGCGAACGTCTTCCGAAGAGCGATGACGCTGTCCTCGACGGCACCTTCCGAGTACGTTCCGCTGACTTGCGTATCCCACCACGACGTCAACCATTCGATGGCGGGATCAATCGTCGCTTTGACGTCAAGTCCGAGCTCGGCAAGCCGATCAGGGCCGAGCATCGATGGAAGCCGCTGGTTCGAGATGATGTCCGGATCGATATCGAGATCGGGTGTCGGTGGCTGCCGAGAGAGCCGTGTCCGAGCCGCTGCACCAACGCGACTGATCGCTGTTGCCAGTGCCATGTCGACGGCTCCCCGAAGGGACGCAGCGAGATCGCCTGCGTCCACCAGTCCCGAGGCCCGCACCGGCTCGTTACCTGAAACTTCACTGGGATCGGGTTCACGCGATTGCCCCGGTGCATTGCCCTTGCGAAGCAACAGGATCCTGTCGAGGTCTTCCTGTGTGGCGGCATCCTCCTCGTCGATGCCGAGCACCCGACGCACCCACTCCGCTCGCACAAGGCCACGGTCGTAGGCGTCCTTCGCATCTGCAACAGAGTGCCGTCGCGCGAGAAGCTCAGTTGCATCCGGAAGGACTTCGACCTTCCGGTCCTCTCCGTCGAGGATCATCCCGAGCGCCTTGGCGTAGACGCGCCCGACGAGCTTGGCGATCGGTTCGACGTGTGAGCGGTAGGTGCTCTCCTCAATCTGGAACGCAACGGCCCGGTTGGTCGCCGTCATGCCGAGCAGAATCTCAGGCGCCACCGGGAATCCCCACGCAAGACGCTGGATGAGGAACTTCATCTTGTCGTCGATGCGGTCGTCGAATCCGTCCGTCGGAGGCTTCGTCCACTGCACACCACGAGCTCCGTTGGAGAGCGAGCCAGTCATCAGTTCGAACGGACCACGCAGCAGGATCGGACCAGCTGCCGTTCGGCGCGGATCAAGCGTCAAGGCATAAATCGATTCTTCGAGACGCTGTCCGAAATCGCTCCCAGGAACTGCGAGGTCGAACTCATTGGCAACGGTCAGGATGCCCATCTGAGCGATGCGAGACCGGTTCTGACTAAACGCCACATCCTGCAACTGTTCGATCTCTTCGAGGATGTCGATCACCGCTCGGAGAGGCGGATCGGCTGCAGCAAGACGCCCTGGATGCGGCCAGATCGCACGCAGATTGAGGCCATTGGAGTTAGCCGCTTCCAGAAGTTCTTTCCGGTACGGATCAATGACGCTGATTGCCATCCATCGCTTGTCCTCGTCACCAGGCATCTCTGGACCGGCGAGAGCGGCCCACTTTGGACTGCCATTCAAGCTCTCAATCTCATCCATCGAAAGTGCGACGTAGTTCAACTCGCCGGCAACGATCAGATTGGTAGCAACAGTGATCGTGGATTCCTCATTGGCGACCTTCGCCATGAGTTCAGCAGCTTCGTCGTCGTTGAGCCGCTTGCCGTCGATCTCGACGTGCCACTCGATACGTCCGATCTGCTGAGCGACCCAGCCCATCACGAATCGGACTTCACCGATCGCTCCCTGGTTAGATCGAATCCCAAACGCTACGGTCCCATCAGGCGTGCCGTAGAATCGCCACGCCTTGATCTGCCATGCCAGATCCAGCGACGAACCGGAACGCCCGCCGAGAACCGCCGCTCCTGCCGTGTTGACCATTGGCGCCGGATGCTAGTCCGTTTCGGACTCTGCTGCCATCGGTGCGTACCCAAGTGACTCGTCGGACTCGTTCATCCGGTCGTCATTTCCGCCCAGCAACGCCGTCCCGGCCGCGGCTGCTAAAGCGACCAGAACGGGCGCTGGGATACCGCCTGCTACGAACAGATTAGTCACTGCAGTGATCCCGAAGGTGATCCACGCACCCGCGCACCACGGGCACTTCCAGAACAACTTGAGCCACTTGTAGACCCGACGGTCCTGCCGAGCTTCGGTGAAGATCCGCCATCTGAACTTGATCAGGATCGTGTCGAGCGCGAGCAACGCCCACACCCGGTAGGACGCCCAAGCAATCGTGGCCGCCCAGAAGAAGGCGGCAACTCCTGTCACGCGCCGTGATCCCGAACCGGAAGCAGAGCGGGTTGGTCAGCGGGCCAGGTGAGGATGCTGCCGTCGTCAAACGCCGCTTCGATCTCGATGTTCCAGAGACCCTTGGTAGCGTCGTCCGGGAGCCAGCCACCAGCACCGCCGAGGTTGAGATCGACGGTCCGAGCGACGGGATCCACGAGCGTCACTTCGAGCGTCGCAGCTGGATCGCATCGGATCCATACGTGACCTTCGATGGTGGTGAGTGTCTCCAGACTGTCCACCCCATCGAGGCGTAGTAATCGGATGTCATCGACGTCACCGACTACCGCTCCCGAAAGTCTGGTTGCCGCTGTCATGTGATCTCCTCCAAGATTCGATCGTCATTGCTCATTTGTTCATCTCCACTATCACACGCTCATCATCGAGCACCACGATGTTGCGCGCCGGAGACAGATTGACAATCACGAGCGGACCGGTGATCACCGGCCCATCACCGGGGATGAACACGATCCCCGACAGAACGAGCGTGATCTGGATGACCCCGTCTGTGACACCGCCCTTTGCTGCGTCCCCGTCGAGATCGAGATCCAACCCGATCGTCCCGTCCGTATCTCCGGCCTTGACGACAGTTCCGGAGAGCGAGGTCGTCAGTGAGACGGATCCGGCAGTCACTCCTCCCTTGACAACGTCTCCATCGAGAGAAGTGACGAACGAGATCGATCCCGCTGTACTCCCCGCCTTGACGACGTCGCCTTCCAAAGCGAGGAGGAGATCGATGATCCCGAGCGTGCCTCCGGCGGGGATCTGAACAACGGTTCCTTCGAGCGTGAGTACGAGCGTGATCGCTCCGGCCGTCCCTGCGTTTTTGGAGACGTCTCCCTCGAGTGCCAGCAGCAGATCGATGGCGCCTGCCACGACGCCGCCCTTCGCGTCGGCGCCTTCTAGCGTCAACGTGAGTGCCGTAGCGCCGGCAGTCACACCGCCCTTGATCACGTCGTCGCCGAGCGTTGTGCTGAAGCCGAGTGTTCCTGCGGTCACACCACCCTTCGCCGTCGCTCCTGTTAGCGACGTCGTGAAGTCGATCGTCCCAGCCGTGACACCCGCCTTCACGTCCGCTCCGGTGAGCGTGAGGGTCAGCGGAATCGCACCAGCCGTGATCCCAGCCTTCGCTACTGCCCCAGAGAGTGACGTTGTCAGCGAGATAGACCCCGCCGTAACGCCGCCCTTAACTACAGCGCCCGTGATTGATGTCGCTAGACCAATCGTGCCGGCGGTGACTCCTGCTTTCGCAACGGCGCCGGTTGCCACCAGGGTCAACGAGATGACGCCCGCTGTGGAGCGATTGTCAGCAGCGACCGCGGCGTTGCGGACGATGATGACGTTTGTTGGCTGGCCGCGGCCGAGACGGGCCATCAGCTACGCCTAGATACGTGTCACCGAGAGGGTGCCGCGGGCGCTGACAGTCGCGGTCGTGTTGACGCGAATCACGAATCCCTCAGCGAGGGCGCAGTCGGCTTCCGTTCCGAGTGGAACGTCGTAGATGGTCAAGCCGCCATTCGGAGTCAGCGGCCACTCCTGGAGAGCCGTAACTGTGGTCGGTTCAGCAGTCCACAACGTGCCGGACGTAAACCCCGCCGTGAGCACTCGACCATTGCGCTGACGTGGTGTCGTCGAAGTCGAGTTCGTGCCGGGTGAGTTGGTCGCCCATGTGCAGTAGCAGAGCTCGATCGACGCTGGAACCTCTGAAGCTGTGACGCCGATGAACCCGAGTCTGAATCCGACTACCTGCAATCCGGAGTTGGCGTGTGCCTTTACGCCAAGGAGGCTCTTGGCGCCCGTCGCCAGTGACCTCGCACCTTCTGTTGAGCAGTCGTAGATCGGTGCTGACATGTGGCCCTCCTCGACGGGACAGTATCAGACTGGGACTAGTGACGGAGTGGGAGGCAACCACAACCCGGTCTTCTGACGCCAGTTGGCGGCACGATGCACGGCCTGCGACGGCTGGACGACGATCGTGGGCCGGACGAATGCTGCCGCTGTAGCGACGAGCTCGACGGCCGCCAGCCCCCACTGGTCCGACGCAGCTGAGTTGGCGGAAAACGGCGTCGAGGCGCCCGCGCCTGCGTTCTCGATCAGCACCGCGTTGCTCAACGCGGTCGAATCCGAGAAGTTGTTGACCGCACCCCGCAGCGTCTGGTCGACGGTCGTGATCGCCGAGCCGTGGCAGCCGAACCCGATCCCGACGTTGCCAACTGCGCAGTTGAGGTTGAGGGTGTTGGAGTTCGCCGTAGCCGTGTCCGATCGAGACGCGACGTTTCCAAACGAGGCGACGCCGCTGTGCCCAGCGACGACGACGGTGATCCGGTTGTTGGCACTAGCGCCCAGGTTGGTGGTGATCGCCAGCGTGTTCGATCCGGTCGTCGGGCTGATCATCCCGTACGCCGAGAAGAACGCCGAGTTAGAACCGTTCGCCATCGTCTTCGCCACCAACGCTGTGCCGAGACTGACGCTGTTGTAGGTGATCGCCGTGATCGACTCGCCCGTCACGTTGCCGGCCTCGACGCCGACCACGACACCGACGAACATCGACGTGCAGCCGGTGGCGTCGAACGCCCCCGAGAACGACGTCGACCCCGACGATCCGGTCGTGCCTGCTGCCGGTAGTGCCCTGACGAACGCGATCGCCACGAGCTACCGAACGACCACACTGTCCCAGTGCCAGGTGTACGGGTTCGGCACACGAGGCCAGAAGGACTTGTTGGGCGTGTAGTTGTGGTCGTAGAGCACGACCCGGCACGGGCACGCCGGGAAGGCGCCCTCCTGGGTGACCGCCACTCCGGCGACGGTGAACGTGACGGTGCCGTTGTGGTTGTCGACCAGCGTCACCGGGTGGCGGGTGATCTTGTCGTTGGGGTCGGTGTTGGTCTGACCTGCGCGGTGGTTGCCGCCGACACCAAACAGCCGCCCGACGCAGTTGCTCGTGCAGTCCTCACCCCATGTCGCGATCAGACGGCCCGGACCTTCCAACCCGGGAAGCGCGGCGGCGCCGACGTCGGCGAACAGGAAGCCTTGCGCCGGTCCGCAGCACGAACCGTTCCAGGTCGTGTTGTAGGTGGACAGTGAGACGACGCCGACCTTCCACCATTTGCGATCGCCGAGGTTCGTGAGGTTGACGTCGAACGCCACCGAGTCGACGTGGTCGAAGACCTGCTTGGGTGAGAACCAGCCGATCGAGTAGCCGGACGTGTCGCCGATCGCGTCCATCAGGTGATCGGCACACATGTAGAAGTACTCGCCCGCCGGGTACTGGGTGACGGTGCCGCCGCTCGATCCCTTGTGGATCGTGCGTGACGTCGCCGGGCTGCCGCAGTTGGCGTCGTGATCGCCGGGCCACTGGACCGTCTCGACGCCGTACGGGTCGCGATGCCAGACTCCGGCGTCGAACCGTTGCAGCCCCTGGTTGCCGTCGAACGTCTCAACGAACTGCACACCGGCAGGCGGCGGGATCGTTGTGGTCGTGGTCGTTGTCGGAGGCGCCCCAGTGGTCGTCGTGGTGGACAATGTGGTCGTAGTCGGCGCGACAGTTGTGGTGCTGGTTGTTGTGGCCGTCGTACTGGTGGTTGTCGTGGGCGCGACGGTCGTGCTCGAAGTGGTCGTCGGCACTGCCGTAGTTGTGGTGGCGGCCACGGTGGTCGTGGGGGCGAGTGTCGTGGTCGGTCCAGCGGGCACGCTCAGACGGCACTGCTTGTACGAGAACGTGTCGAACGCCTGCGGTGTCGAACGTGCCGCATTCTGGCGGCGCAGATATGCGACGTCGGTGCCTCCCCCCGTTCCTCCGAGCCGCTGCGCTAGAGCGATGTAGCCCTCACCTGTCCGTACTTCGGCGTGCTGCACCGGCTGATCGTCGCACGTCACCTGGGCGGCGGCTTCGTGGGCCGCATCATCGGTGACCAGAGTTACCGTAATCGTGCCAGCGAGGAGTGCCACCGCCGCGCCCCCGCCGAGGAGCGCGGTCCTGGCGCGACTCACGTCGCAGTCGCCGTCATCGTCAGAGCGAGAGTGCCCGCCCCGGCGAATGTCTCATCAGGATCGAGAGTGCCTGCGCCGAAGAACGTCCCGGCCGAAACATCGGTCCAGAGACTGAAGTCGGTGAACGGACCGCCGGCCCCCGGGATCGTCCACGTTCCCGTTGCCGTATCGACACCACCTGATGCGCTACCGATACCGGTCAGCGCGCATCGGGCAACACCCGCAGCGACGTTGTTGGTGCCTGCAGCGCCGGGCGCTCCGGTGTGCAGCTGGGCGTGTGTGACGCCGGAGAGAGCGGCATCGAGCGCCGCATTGAGTCGAGCTACTGTGAATGCCATGCCGTGGCGCCTCCTTGACGACTGGCACGGAGACTAGCCGATTGCGGACTCTCCGCACAGATGTCTCAAGCATCAGCGGGAGCAGGCACCAGTTCCAGCATCTTGCTGCGCGGGGAACGAAGGTTGCTCGGAGTCGAACATCCGCATCCCGCCCGACGGAACTCCAGCAGCCCTCCGCCGATCAGTTCGATGATGACGTTGCGGCCCTGCACCCTCGCCGGACCGGTTGCGGTGATCAACGTCGGCGTCTTGGGGGCGTCCTGCGAGAAGGCGGCGTACGTGATCTGCGTGACCTGGATCAGACGCGCCTTCGACCGCTGGCCGTCGATACGGAGATCTCCGTAGGCGTCGATCATCCGGTTGTTCATCCCGCACTCTCCTTGCGATGTCGGGCAGCCTTCGACTTGGACCGCCAGGGTAGTACCTCTCCAGGCCGTCGCAGTTGAACGGCACCCGGTTGACCGTAGGCGCTGTTCGGCCACGAACTCGTCACGTCCGAGAATGAGGCCCGAGACCAGAGGTAGGTGCAAGCCCACACCATCGCATCGAGGCGGTCGGGGGAGTCTTGACCGGGAGCATCGGGGACGAACGTCGTCAGCTGATCCTCCAAAAGCGGGAAGCTCCCGACGAGATGTCCTCGGAAGTCCTCACGCTCCCAGAGCAGAGCGATCGGCTCGGCGCGGGTTCCCTTGCCGCCTCGACCTCGCGCTGTGGCGGGCATGATCGTCACCTCGTCCAGCAAGTCCGCTGCTTTCAGCACAGCACGAATCGCATCGCCGCCGGAGTCGTTCTCGGGCACCAGCACGGCGTTGTAGCCGGAGGCATCGTCAACGGCGACACGCGCCCACTGCTCGGCCGAACGGCCCGGCATAGACGAGTCGCGCACGACGTAGAGATGTCGATCATCAGTGGTGAGCACCGACACGATGCCGGTGGTGCCCGTCGAGTTGGCGGGGTCGACCCCGACCGCTGCCCGAGTGACGGTGCGGCCGGTAGCGGCGAGCATCTCGTAGAACGCCGCCAAATCCTGAATGCGGGAGCGGTCGAGATCGTCGGCAGACCAGAGAGCACCCTCGACGTCCTCGAGAACTTCCCCGAGCACTTCCTGGCGATAGAGCCGGGTGCCGCGGTACATGCGCTCCAACTCTTCGAGCCACTGCGGATCGGCGTGGCGGTTGGAGTGAGCAGTCGCTGTCGTCACCGATACGTGAGGATCCTTTTTCCACTCGCGAATCGTCTTGATCGGACGCGGGGTCGTGGTGGCGATCCATCGACGAGCACCCTTGTTTCGACGGGAGAGACGAGCCTGTCGCTCAACCTCGACGAGTTGTGTGTTGGCGGCAGCCTCTTCGAACCAGTCGATGTCGCAATTCGTAAGTGCCCGCAAACGGTCGACTTCTCGAGGCGTCGGCGTCCCGATCACGTAGCAGACCGATCCGTTCGGCCACACCAACTGCGCTCCGCCCGGATGACTGGGCTTCCATACCACCTGATGACCAGAAGCAGCAAGAATTCCCGACGGACCTTCGATGCACGATGCGACGGCGTCTGCGAACGAGGGGGCGATGATCCGAGCTCGGGTGCCCGGGTACTTGCTGCAGTGCGCGTGCATCCAGCGCGATCCGGCGTACGTCTTGCCGGCGCCACGGCCGGCCATCATCACCCAGCCGGTGATGTCTGTCGACAGATCAGAATGCTCAGGCGGTGGAATCTGATGCGGCCCAAGCTCCTGGCCGGATTGCGGTGCGAGCCGCTCGAGCGCAACAGCAACCTGGCCGGCGAAGGCGGACGTGTCATCGATCCCGCTCTCCCCGGGCAGACCTGGTTGGGGCAGGGGACTCTGCCCGGGGGGAGTTGGTGGTGCCGGGGCCGGACCCGCCTGTCGGGCGGACGGTGACGGGTCCGGGATCCCGGCCGAGGTGCCATCCTCTGGCGGCGGGAAGTCTATCGATGGCGGTGGAAGAGGGACAGCCTCGGCCTCCCGCAAGAGGGCGGAGAAGTCGACCTCGATGGTCACGGATTAAGCGCCTGTCGAGCTTGTCGCCATGCATCACGCTTGCGTGTCGAATATCCCCAGAGGGTTTTGCGACCGTTCCAAGTCGACCACCGCCATGAGCCTCGTCGGCCCGTCATCGTCATATACGGCCCGTTGCTGCTCGTCTGGCTCACAGCCCGGAGCGTAGCAGAGCGGGAGTTCGTATGATAGGGCAGCGCTCGCAGCGGTGAAATCAGGGAGCAACGCGCTCGATGGTGTCACCGTTCTCGCCGAGCAACCAGGCTGCCGTTGCTAGATACCACCGGTAGTTGCCCTCCGGTGTGATGACCTGGATCAGACGGCCGCCATCCTCATACTGCTTGCCCTTGTGCTCGCCGTTGCCATGCGTGCCGCAACTGAGATAATTCATGTAGCCGCCGTCTTCACCCTCGGTCCAATGCTTCATGTCACTCTCGCGCTTGTCGGCTTTGATGAAGCCGTGCGCGGTAACCGTTCGGGCTGGGATGAAGAGTGTCGACTCGTCGGCCAGTTCGACCTGACCATCGTCGTTCGGAGCGAAACGCGTCCAACGGATCTTCAGTGTGTAACTCATCGTTCTCCTACCTTCCGTATCGTCATCCCGGACCGCTCCGGGCGACGGCAGGAGAGTAGCAGAAATGCAGAGGCCCCGAGCACGGAGTCCCGGGGCCTCGCAGCCGCAACCACAAGGGAGGCGGTAGGTGTGGGAGAGGCTAGCGCTCGTTGCCGAGCGCGTCTAGCTGGCGGCCTTGGCCGGTCAGGTCCGCTCGGCGGGCGGGACGGGCCGAGATCGGGGCGTCCTCGGCTGAGATCTCCGGCTCGGACTGTGGTTGCTTGGTGTTGGATGCGGTCTTCTTGGTGGCTGCCATGAGCGGAGATTACCCCTCGGAGGTGGGCGGTGAAACGGGCTCGTCGGACTCCGGCTCCGGCTCGAAGGGCGGAT